GCTCTTCCGATCTCCTTCTTACCACACTCTGATCATACTTATCAGCAAGCACCGTATCAGGATTGCACTGAACGTGAGTATAAAGAACTTTCCAAGTTAATGCCAAAACGTATTGACTGGTCTAAGCTTTCCGAGTATGAACAGGAAGACAATACTGTAGCAATGCAGACTATGGCTTGCTCTGGTGATGTATGCGAAATCGTAGACCTAACTTAGGGTCTGTGCCTTCACCCTGCGTAAAGGTCTGTCGGATAGAAGATGGATACTGCGCAGGGTGTAAAAGAACTATTGACGAAATCCGTGATTGGATGGTAATGTCAGAGTATGAGCAGAATAAACTGCTGTACGAATTAAAATGGAGACAGTCTTTTGGGACCAGTTAGAAAAAAGTTTAGCCGTGCTTTGTACGAAGCATATGATTCACAAGCTAAGGATGCTTTGACAGAGTACCTTACAAAGAAAGGGCATGTGCTAGTCAACACTGAAGAAAACTACCATGTAGATGTTGTCTCTCAAAAACATGGCTACACATACTTCAATGAAGCTGAGGTAAAGGTAGCTTGGGATGGTGACTGGCCTACACACTGGAGAGAGATACGCATTCCAGAACGTAAGCAGCGACTACTTGATAAGTACCAAAGTGAGAACGGAGTTCTTAACTTCTACGTCTTTCGTAAAGACCTTAAACAAGCTTGGCGTATCAGAGACTTCTTGTTGACTCAAGAGAGTTTAGGTGAAGCAAAGGGTAGGTACATCAGACCAGGTGAGTTGTTCTTTCACATTCCATATACAGAAGCGGAGCTGATTATACTATGACAGATAACGTAAATAAACCTCCTCACTACGGTCAAGGTAACATTGAGTGTATTGATTACATCAAAGACATCTTGACAGACGAGGAACTTATCGGTTATTATCGGGGCAACGTTGCGAAGTACTTGCACCGTTGGCGTTACAAAAATGGTCTAGAGGATTTGAAGAAAGCAAGATGGTATCTAGAAGCACTTATACAGCATCAAAGCAGAAAATGAAACCGTTCAATGAGGGTTATCAATCCTTCCTTGAAGGTAACTTGGGTAATCCCTACCAAGTTAATACAAAAGATAACAGGGATTGGGAGATGGGTTTTAACAAAGCCTACTTCAAAAACAAGGAGCTAGTAGTTGAAAGAGAGCTTAGAGAAAGAAGCAAAAAAGTTTACTCAGCAAAAGCGTAAAGCTCCTACAACAAAAAGCCTGACTGCAAGAATCTACTTGGCGGGTCAGGCTCTAACTGGTTTGTTGGCAGGGGCAAGGCCGAGTAATGATATGCGGGAAATAAAACGGCAAGCGTATGATTGGGCAGATTATATGCTAGATGATGATATATAAAAGAGGGGGCACCAAGCCCCCTTTTATTTTACCTACCATATTGACCTGCCCCAACCTCCGCAGGAACCTTGAGCAGTTCTATCTGCTCTACTGTAGAGAGATATTCTTTGAGGACATACAGTTCTCCTCTAGTCATATCCCCGATCTCACCATCAAAGTTTAGTTCTTCAATAGCTTCATCAAGCTTCTTGTTAGTGTATTTACCTGCTAATTCATACTGGAGGTCGATAGTATCAAGCGGTCCTGAGTATTGCAGATACAAGAAGTTCTTAGCTAGTTCTTGAGCTTCAGGTAGTATCTCTGTCTTCCAATACAGTCTTTGCCTGTCGAGTGGCATATTTCTAAATGCCTTACTGTCCATTAAGGCTGAAGCTTTTGCTTCAATAACATCAAACAAAATACCATTGTATTCGTTAGCAGCTTCAGGAGCTTTTGTTCTGACTTGTCTAGCAGCATTGATATCAAACTGTTCGTAACCTAGCATATTCATAACACGCTGAGTATCAGTAAGCCTAATAGTTCTTACACCTAATGACTTTGTAGATGTAATATCAGCTTCTCCTGTTGCTGCTTGCTTAAGTGTTTCACCGACTGGTTCACCAGTAAACAGTGGAATAATATTGTCAACATAACGAACAGAGTCATTGTACCATTTGCTTCCTTGATAACGATCAATAGGTCTAGCTTGTTCACCTCTAGCAATACCAGCCAGTGTATTTACAGGTTCAACAAAACGTGTACCTGCAGAGATTACTTGTGAACCTATACCACCCATAGACTTACCAAAGGCTCTCCACATCTCTTTCATATCACCCTGAAGCATATAGAAACCAATACCTGCAACATCTTGCTGAGTTTGATCTAGGTTTCTAAGGACACCTTCAAGTGTAAAGTCTCTAGCTACTTGAGCAAGGAGTTCTGCAGGAACTTCCTCTCCATCCATCCAATAAGATGCTATTCTTGCAGCAGCTTTAAATGCTGATACTGGGTAATCATACTGACGTGTAACAACTTCACCGCCAATAGATTCTTGATAAAGACCTAGCCCTGCCTTACGATTTTCACTTTCTTGCATGACTAATGTAGAAGTAAGACTCCAAGATACTGCAGCTTTAGTAAACAACTCACCATAGCTTTTGTTACTGTACTTACCTGCAGCTTTACCTGCAATAGAAAAGCCAATGGATTGTAATCCAAAGTCTACTGTGTTGTTGAAGAATCTACCAAAAGGAATAAGCAGACCAACACCAGGGATATTTCTAGCATCCTCGATAACTGCGGCAACTTCACCAACAAGTCCTGGTCCTTTGTAAGATTTACTAAATATAGATTCTAAAGTTTTATCTACAGCTTTAGCTTCCATCTCAGCATATTCTTTTGTAGCCATAAACTTTGCAGCGTCTTCCCAGTTGTAAAACTCTGACCAACCTTTTCCAGTTACTAGTCTTAGTTCTTTATCCATCTGAAAGATAAACTCTTGAGACTTAGTAAAACTGTCCTGTGCCTTAACGAAAGATAGTGTTTGAATAAAGTCTACTGCATCATCTGTAGCCACACCTAAAAGTTTTTGATTAGGAGTAAACTTACCATCTGTTACAAGTTTAGTAACGTTATCAATACCCCCAGGTAATGTAGTTGCTAGTGTTTGCAATGCCTCTGTGTTACGTGTAAGTGCAGATTCAAATGCAGCATGAGTCATATCAGGATCAAGTAACAGTCTCATACGAAATGCATTAGACTCAAAAAGTGCTCTAGCAATTCTATAAGACTTTTCTCCAGCTTTCTCCATACCAATAGCTTTTGCTAGTGTACCTCTTCCTGCATGTAAGGTCATTAGTGCCATGTCGGATACAGCATTGATACCCGCATTAGCACCCCAACCAATCATGTTAAGTGCACTGGTTGATGGGTTAGATACAAGTAACCTGATCAATCTATTCTGGTTGTTGCGAATAAAGTCTGGTAACTTGTCTGAAAGACGGGAGGCAAAGGGATCGTCAGGTTTCTTTAGGAATCCTAAGTCCAGTGCTTCGTTAATCAGTTGTGCAATCTCAAAGTCTTTAGCAGAAAGACCGTTAAGTTTTGCACCCTGTGATGCAGCATTAAGTACTCTAGCAGCGCCGTTCATCTTAGCTGCAAAAGTGTTTGCAAAATCTTCGACAGTTAGAGTCTTAGCTTGTTTTAATTTATTACCTGTAGACTTTTCAAACGCTTTAATAAACTGCTTGATCTCTGATGGGTCTGATTGTTTAATTAGATCAGCTATCCAGTTGCTGTACAGATCACCATCACCACGCTTAGTGTACCTTAGCCCACGTTCTTGGGCAATCTGAGCCATACCTTTCAGTACAACATTACCTTCGTCATCAACGTGACCTAGCAACAAATCAACAAAGAAGTCAGTGTCTAGGTCTTTGAGTTCTACACCACCTTTAACTTTGTTCTTCCAACTACCAGTCTTTGGTACTAAGGCATTTGTATACTCTTCAATAGACTTAGCAAGATCATCTAGTACACCTTCAGCACTTGGCTCTTTTACAGTAACAGAGGGTGCAGCTACATCAGAACTACCACGAAGTACAACCTTACCTGCTTGTACCGCACCAATGGCAGTAGCACCCAGGGCTGCAATACCCATTGCAAACTTATCGTAGTCTTCACGTACGCCTAAATCTATCAATCCGTCTTGGTACAGATATTCCATACCAACACTTACAGCAGCTTCCACAGTAGTGACTGCAGCAATCTCAGCAAGAGCACCCTTCTGCGCTAAACGTTTCAAACCTTTAGATGATACCAACTGGGCTGTGTAGTTTTTAATTTGATTGCTTGTAACTTTACCAGCTTCATCTACAGCTTTTATAAAAACTTTCTTACCAGTTTTAGAAACTTCTTTTGCAGTAGCACCTGCTGCTTGCTTCTTAGCCATCTCACGCAGTGCTACTTTCTTAGCACTCTGAGTTCCTACACGAACAGCACCACCACCAATAAACTTACCAATAAGACCACCAGCCAAGTTGATTGGGTCTAGCAGTGCTGTACGAACATAGTCACCAGTACCTCTGACCTTTTCACCCAGTGTAGTTTCTTTTGTATACAAACCTGCCATGTTCTCAAACAGAGCTGCAGCAGCAGCTGCATTGGCAGTCTTGTCTTGGTCATCCTTGATGTCGTTAAGGTAGTCCATCTCAGATAGACCACGAACTGTGTTACCTGCAGATACACCACGACGATTGTCTAGGAAGTCATCTACAATCTTTTCACGACTAAGACCCTCTACAGACTGAAGCCCATAGCGGTCGAGCATATAGTTGTTGATGATGGTAAACATACGATCATCTTCAACCATCTCATTTTCTGTGTAAGTTCCTGGCTCAGGTAGAGCAGGTTGTTGCGTATCAAATTGATCGAAGAAGTTACCAGACGTTTCTTCTTGCGAATCAAATTGATCAAAAAAGTTAGCCATTATTTAAGTACCTATCTGCAGATCCTGGTCCAAACTTAGCTTCAAATTCAGCTTTTCTTTCTGGATTATTTCTCAAACTTTCAATGTGTCTCTCTGTAGGTATTGGGTACACTGTTTCGTTTTGTGGTACTGAAGTTGTAATATAGGGTTTGATTAAGAAGTTATTAGACAGACCACGGTAAGCTGATGGGTTTTCTTGTTCAAGGCTTGTGATAAACTCAGCATCAATAAACGTAGACAGTAAGTAATCTCTAGCATCAGCTCTTGTTCCTGGATCACTGGACTTCAGATTGTTTAACGCACCCATCGTCGCAGTTCTGTTAGGATCATTTTCTAAATTTGCACGAGCTGTTCTAATTACGTTTTGTAACACACCGTCAAACTGCTTTTCTCTTGCAGTAAAGTCAGTCTTTTGAATTGCTTCTGGTTTTACATCAACAAACACAGTACGACCATTCTTAGTAGTCATGTTGTTAATTCTTTTAGCTAGTTTATAGTACTCTTCTTTATTACTAAGATCGACAACATCAAACTCTTTAAACAAATCAATCTTATCATCTACTGATGTAGGTGCGTTAACGATACTAATCATTGTGCGTAGATCTTGAAGGTTGATTACTCTGTCATAATCAGTAGCTTGTTCTTCAATAAACTCAAGAACTTCTTGTGCAGCATATGGGTCTGAGACTATATTGTTCAGATAACTTAAAGTATCTTCGTCTTGAATACCCGACTTTTTAATACGTTCTTGTAGTTTAAATGCAGCTTCTGCAGCACCTTGCTTTTTATCTGTACCTGTAGATGTACTGCCACCCTTCTTAAGGTACAAACCAAGTAAGGCATCCTCACGAGAAGCAATAAGATCGTCTCTACGTTTTCTTTCTTCGTCTACAGACTTTACATAGTCCATTGCACCTATCGCACTAAACGCCATGATTATACCCTCGCCATTAGGCCAGTCTTAGCTGGTTCTTCTTCTTCAACTTCAGGTTCCATTTCAGGTTCTTCAGTCATTTCTTT